CCCGGCATCGGCTGGCCGGATGCGCTGGTAACCAGCGCCTGCGCGACGTTGGCCGTGCTGCCGTCCGCAGGGGAATTGTTGGTGGTCATGGTCACTGCGACAGCGGCGACAGTCTGGCTCACGAAGGTTGAGTTTACGGAATCCGTCTTACTCCCGGCGCTGGCGCTCAGCTTTATAGCACCCGGGGTCGTGGAAGAAAGATGAATCGTTGCCACACCGCTGCTGTTCGTGGCCTTGTCGCTGCTGACAATTGTGGCACCATTGCCCACTTTCCAGGATATCGCAACGCCGGAGAGTCCTTTACCGCTGGCATCTTTCACCTGTACCTGGGCGGCGTTTTGATCGGTGCCGTCGGCAATACTGTTATCTTTAGTGACGACGAGATCCAGATTTGCGACTAAGAGATTGAATGCCGCAGATGTCGTGCGTACGACAGAACCGGAGGTGGCGGTCACGATCACCTGACCCGCAGTCGTATTCGTCAGGTTAACGGAAGTATTGCCATTTGCATCCGTCACGCTGTTCGTACTGCTCAGAGCCGCGTTGCCACTCACCGTCCAGACGATGGCGGCATGGGCGGCAGGCTTGCCATCAGCGGTGACAGCATGAAGCGTAACGGTGTCGGCAGAGGTGCCATCCGCCGGACTGTTATTTTTTATTGTTGCAAGCGTCATATCCGCCACCGCTTTTGACGTCGCTTTTTTCTTGTATTGCAGGATAATTTCATTGTTGCGATCAACGAGATCGTAACGGCTGCCAGCCAGACTCCGTCGTGTGGCCACTTGCTCGGGGGAGATTTGCGACTGCCATGAGCTATCAAGCGCGTAGTGAAAGTTCAGGCTGAACTTCATTTCGTCCATGGAATCCTGGCCACGCTTATAATCGATGCCAGCAGTAATCAGGGGCACGGGCGTATAATTTAAACCGACCGTCACTGCGGAGGGGTTACTCTGCAAATGATCTTTATCGAACAACGCCACGTTATCACCGTAATATTGTTCGTACATTAGTTTCGCGCCTAGCTGTGGAAACGAAGGAAGATAACCTTCTGCGCGCACGTCATAACCGTCAGCAGGCTTTTCATTGTAATTATCAAAATCGCCTGAGTTGTGCCATTGACTGGTTCCAATATACGTATTGGCGGAAAGTTTGAGATAATTTGTCCAGGCTTCAGCGCCAAATCCGATCCGGCGATTTTCACCCGTAAAATCATCATCAAAAAAGACGTTACCGCCGAACATCCAGTCGCGGACATAGAATGTGCGTACCCCTAAGCCAATGTTGCCGGTCGTGCGGCCATCAGGCGCGCGAATGCCTAGCTGGGTGAAAAGCACGGATTTCTTATTGTCATAGAGCGGAGCCAGGAAATCAAAAGCGCTATTATCCCAGTTCCCGTTATCATCGACGTCAAGCGTGACCTGCGCAGTACCGAAATGGCTTAACCATTCTTCAACCGTTGAGGCCGCATGAGTTGTTGCGAGATGTGTTGCGGTGTTTTTCATTGCATCAGCGCCATTTTGTGCCGCACTGCTGGCAAGCGACGCGCTAAGCGTTGACGCATCAGACATATCTGTTTCTGTCGCGCCAGGCCCGGATGAGGCGTGCGCGGGTAATACTAATAAAGGGAACGCTATTTGTAGGAGGATTTGCGCCCAGATAACAATCTTTTTTAACAGGCTAATTTTTAACGTATTCTTTTCCATTATGGATTGCTCATGCATAAATTCTCAATCAACACCCGTGCTACAGGTATCCTTAATGATGCCAAATGCATCTTAATATCCTGAAAAATGCAGTATTAACCTATGCCTTAATTTCCCATATAAATATCGATGCCAGACCAGACAGCATTAATACTCCTGGAATAACAGGATGAGTATGTAAAAGAGTAAGTTGCTGAATTTAAATAATTACAGCAAAGCGCCTTCAATAAGGATTAAATGTATCGATGGTTTCTCCTGCTAAAAGTCAACGAGAGCATAAAAAATGATGACCCTTTGCAATACCTTTTGTTGAACATGTAAGTAAATGTTATTAACGCTGACATTATTAACTGGCTAACGCCGAGTCTGAAAGCGGAAATTACTATAATAGGATTAATAAGAATATTCCAGTGATGATAAGGGGGGTTAAGCGTGCTAATAAACAGGGTGATATAGAAAGTGTATTTTTATGCTCACTTTTTTGCAAAAAAAGGCCAGTTTAAAGCCATATAAAATAGATAATAATAGGGTCTCTGCTACGCGTGGATTAATTTTGTTTATCGCTGTTTGAGAATGGCTTACGGGAGTAAAGATTATTGCTGAAATATCTGTATACGAACAATTTACCGGAAGAAAAAATAGTCTGGCGGCTTTGTCCGTACGCTCGTTACACGATGAGTACGCGGAAACGGGCTGTACCGGTTTGAGAAGAATGAGGGGGGCTTTTATAAATGAAGTGCGTTACAGGTTTACATAACACGTTAGAGGTGGTGAGTATGTTCTGAGGAGTATATTGATGATGAGCAGTAAGATAGCATTGGGAGAGATAATCATGACACTCGTTTCCGACCCGATAGAAATGATCAGAATTTTGATCATACTGACCCTGGGTGAGGTGGGCAGATGGTTATGTGGCGGCGGTCGGCTGCGTGAAAGAACAGGCGATCTTATTATCAGTATCCTGCTCTTTGCTCTTATCAGGCCGCATATCATTAGCATGTCATCCATCTTCGGCATGCGGATATCTTCACGAACTATTGCCATCTGCATCGCGCTGGTGGGATCAAAGGGTATTAACCGTATTCTGGTTTATATCATTAAGAAAAGGACAGGATTTGATATTGATAAAGTGCTCGAAAAAAAATAACACATCGCAAAGGCTGTATTGTAAAGCATGGTATTAAAATCTCTGATGTATATGATTGACAACAATACATCAGAGATGATTTTATGGCATGTCGGTCTTAATAAGCAGGAAAGGAATTACTGTGCTTGTTTTGTAATGGCGGCTAATACTTGCATAATGTCAGAAACAATGGCTGTGCTTTTATGTTTTTTATTGATATAAAGCCCGCTCTGAATTCTGATGTCTGGTATTTTTATCTTCTTTACGCCCGGTGGCGAAAAAAACGAAGTGAGACATTCGGGTAATAACATCATTCCTTCTCCCGAACTTACTGAAATGAGAATAGAGGCCGTATCTCTGTCTGTTTCTATAATATCCACATGCGGTATAAAGCTTTTGATGCTATTTGAGATAATTCCTTTTAACTCATTGGAGAAAACATCCTTTCTGATAAGCAGGCTTACATTACGGATGCTGTTAAAGTTTTTTAGCGCTGTGACGTGAAGTGTTTCAGGCATAAGAAGGAAAATGGATTCATCACTGGCTTTATGAAAAATAAGATTATCAGTGTAAGCTATTTCTCTGAAGGACAAGATGCCTGCGTCGGGGTTAGTGTGAAGAGACTGGATATCGGCGCAGGAAACAGAGACGCGCCTGCAACACACAGGCTGGTTCGTTTTTTTTAGCCAGGATAAAATATGCTGATAAATGACCAATGGGACACTAATGTCGCAAAGTAACTCAAACCGGGAGCATTTGGCTGAGATACTGAAGTCGTTTTCTATCGAATAGAGGAGGTCGTAAACAGGTTTGATTTTCTCATAAAGCGTAATCGCTAATTCTGTTGGTTCAAGGTAATTATATTTTCTGATAAATAATTTCCCTCCCATTTTTTCTTCCATTTCGTAGATTACGCGGGCGAGAGGTGAGCGTGTTACACACAGTTGCTCTGCCGCACTGTTGATGCATTTCGCTTCAAAACAAACAATAAAGTATTTTAATTTTTTTGATATTAACAAATTCATCATTACCCCCGTTCAAAAGTTTCCTTCTTCAACAACATATTTGAAGATGATTGATGGGAAAATAATACCTTCCAGATCCCTCATATGTAGTAGCTGTCTGTCCGTGCTCCTGTGCAGGTCTCTCACAGGTAAGATACGCGATTAGCTATTATCCTTGGCTCAAAAATGGCTGACAGAATGCGCATTAATCGCACATTTCTGGATGGTAATAAGCAATGAGCGGCTCATGCTGATTCCGTCATTATTTTACCAGGCAAATTTTAGGGTGGCATACCAGAACATGATGTTGTTGTGCGTGTAATTTTTTATTTGATATTCGCTATTAGCAGGTACAGATAATAGCCGGTCTGTAGCAGGAGAGCAGTAAAATCAACCGCGGACATCTCTTTCTGACTGCCTGTAATGTTTCAGGCGAGCAGACATGAAATCACAGGTATGCGTCAGTGTGCGACTGGCTATTTTTTGCCTAAAGAGAGGGGGTATTGACAGGAACGGGAAAGATAAATGCATCGGTCAGGATACGACAGATATAAAAAGAGCAAGTCTCTCGACTTGCTCTTTTCCGGGGTAATGTGCCACTCACATTGCTGCGGACTGGCGCATTTAAATTTTGGTCGGCACGAGAGGATTTGAACCTCCGACCCCTGACACCCCATGACAACGAGTTAAACTCCTTCAAACCCGCGTCGCACAAGGCTTTATGCGTCATTCCTATGTATATGCAAACAGTGCATTTTTTGCAAAATCCTCACTATATACATCAATCAGTTAGCCCCTTATTTTACCTTCCATTACGATGCTGTTTTTATCTCGCCATGTGGTACGCAAACCCAGTCAATATGGTTCTCTGTGTAGATCTTCGTTGACTTCGCATCGCTGTGCGCCATGCGGCCTTGCGGGTCAATTCCTTGCTTATTAAAGAGGAAAGCAGAAAGCGCCCTGATCTCGTGAAAAGTGGGCCGCTGATCCTCTGGCAGGTTCGACCCCACGCCTACTTCGTCGCGCATTGCTGAAAACGAACGGCTGAGATAATCGGGAGCAACTTGTGTTGGATGCCGCACCTCTTTGCTTGTGGGATTGCTTCGCTTTAGTGGAAGACGATGCACTACATAAGGGCTAGCCACATTATCCCGGCTGCGCTCGATGATATCCCTCAGGACTGACCCGATCGGTATAGCCACGTGAGATGCTTCTTTATGCTGCACCTTCTGGCGGTGAATGTAGAGCGTGCCGAAGATTTCCCCTTGTGGCTCTGGAAACCATACGCATCCACACACGCCTTCGCCTGGCTGTTTAATGGAATAACGAATGCGCGAGACTTCAAGCCTTGCATGCGTGGTTTGCATTGCCAGATCCATGGCTGTTTGCAGCCATAACGGCGCGGCGCGGTGTATTTTGTTGAAGTCGTCCAGGGTGAGGCGGCGACGAGTTTTCGAATCGACGCGACGCATTTTTTTGCGTTCGGCAGGGTTATCCATCATAAGCGACTCATCGACCGCATAGCTGAAGAGCTTTTTAAGAAAGCTTACTTTCCTGTTCTGCACGTTCGCTGATGCTTCGCTGTGGTATTTTTTGATGTAGCCGTTAACATGCTCCAGATCGATATCGCAGGCGTAAATATCTGCGAAAAATTCTTTCACTCGCTCAATATCATTCAGCCAGACAGCCTTCGCATCTGTGCCTGGGTTCTCATCGCGAATAGCTCTATCAAGTAGCGCCTGGGCGTGTTCCGCAAACGGTCTTGCTTCGCCATTAATGCCTCCGGACTCTCGAACCAGGCTTTCAATAGATGGCATTGATTCGGGCCGCATGCGGAGGTTATATTCGCGTGCAATAGCGATCGCCACAGCCCGATCGCTACCAATATTTTTTCTCTTCCCGGTAATGAGTTGAAACCGGTATTGCCCGGTTTCTTTGTCGAAATAGAGGTAGTCGGGAAAATGTCTGTTTTCCCTTTTTCGTGGTCTGCCGGCCATCTTAATCCTCTTGAATTAGCCTGCGAACGTTTTCGCTGATCATCGAGTCAACGCCCCATTGTTCGCCAGCGCATACCCAGACCATACCGTCTACGATGCGCCCGCGCAGCAGGCCGTTTTCTACCCAGCGTTTAATCGTTCTGTTATCTGGAACCGAACCTGGAACAAACTCACGCTTCCCCCAGGCGCTCGCTTTCATTAACTTGGCCATGTGTTTTCTCCACTTTTCCGGCTGCACCCGGATCAAATCAAATGTCGTTGCTGGTGGCAGGAATCAACCGCTGCCAGATTGCTGATACGTATTTCACCTGGTGCTTCGCATCGGCCAGCGCGTTATGCAAATCGCCTTCAAAGGGAATCTCATAACGCGGGTTAAAACCAGCAGCGCGGCCTATTTCGACGATTGTGCGCACGTCCCGATCGTTCCAGAACTGCCAGGGACAATAGAAGCCGTGTCGTTCGAATGACGCCCTGATAATAACGTTGTCGAAGGTCGCTCCGTTGCCCCATACCTGTAAGCTTTTCGGCTCGCAGTTGTCCTCTATCAGCTTTATCAACCCGCCGAGAGCATTAGTGATGTGCACCCTGTTATCGCTGGTGATGGCTGAGCGGGCTTCCGCACTCTGCTTTAGCCACCATAAGATAGTGCCAGGGTCTGCTAATGCGTCACGCACCATTGAGGATTCCAAATCCACTACGGCATAGTATTCCGGCCCCATCACGCCAGTGGAGGGCTCAAAAAGCACAGCCCCGATCGCGATGATAGGTGCGGTGGGTTTGTTGCCCATCGTTTCAAGGTCAATCATTAAATGGTTCATCACCCCTCCTTTGTCGAGAATTGAGGCTTCCACTCACTCACCCCCTGTCTCAAGATTGATGTCCGCCGCGGCGGCCGACTCTTCGTGAGCGCGTTTTGCCCTGCTCATAATCGCCGCTAATGGCGCATTTAAGCCATCTAGGCGTATGGTGTTATGGATTACCGCCATCGCGTCACGCAGCTTTTTATGACTCGCCTCAAGTTCGGCTACGCGCTGCTGGGCTTTTCCCAGCGCTGCTTCCAGCTTAATCTGCGCCAATTTTGATTCAGCAAACAGTTCACAGGCCACCTCCATATCGGCACTGCGCTTCTCTGCGGCTTCCAGCGCTGCTATCAGCTCCAGCCTTTCACGTTCAGCCTTGAATATATGGCGCTCTGCCGTTTCCAGTGCGTCTAACGTCAGCTCAAGGTTGTTGCGCATGTGCTCGGGATTACCGTGGCTGGCTTCGTCGTAACGCTCCCAGAGACGCGAAAATTTTGACTGATACGGAGCCGCCGCTTTCAGTTTTGCTATGTCGAGTGTCATGCGGCACCGCCTTGATGCAGCTCGGATGCAATCTCAGCCAGCACGCTGTCAGCGAATGCTCGGTCAAAATCACCATCCGGCGCATCAGCCATAAACTCAGTTGACGTGAGAATCATTCGCGCGATGTCTGCTGCATTTTTCGCCGTGTCTTCAATGAACCCTGCATCCCAAGCCGCAAGCATTCGGTTAGCGACGAAATAGGCGCCCTCCTGGCGCGCCTGAGACTTCACTTCGCGCAGGAATGCTTTGGTGGCAGGAGTTTCATTCAGGGCACGACAGACATCATCATTCCCTGATACGTTTTCCTCTCCGCATGCTTCGCAGACGGTAAATCCAGCAGCGTGCTGGCTGATGGCACCTTTTAGCCCCGCATTCTCCGCCGCCAACTGATCGCACTGCTTTGTCTTTTCGCGCAGCACAGCGATTAAGACGTCGAGCTGCCCGGCCATACGCTGAACAAGAGAAGCGGCTTCATGCATGCCGTTCTGCTTGCCCAAAAGCACCACCAGCTGGTGGCCTGATTTCACGAGCTCCTTCGTTTTTTCGTAATTCAATGCGTGTTCCTCCACTTAACTTTGCGCTGCACCGCGCTAAATTTTGGTTGCAGCAACCCAACCCATGCGAGATGGAGTAGGGCTGCATAAAAGGGTTATCGCTTGGCTTCGCCGCCCAGCACGGAAATCAGGTTTTCGGTAAGGGAGCTGAGCTCGCCGGTCATGAGAACGAAATCAGCGTCGAACCGCTGCGCAACGTCTTCGCGGTCGATATCATCGTTCTGTTCAAGGAGGTCGTCTGCAAACCTGAGTCGTTTAAGAACGCAAGAATCGTTCAGAGTAAAGTCGATGCGGCTCTGCCAGTTCAGCGCAAGCTCAGTAACTACCTTGCCGGCTTCCAGGTGGTTCAGTATCTCGTCGCTGGAAAGTTCCTGCTTTTTGAACCGGCCAATGCCGCCATCTTCCAGAATCGCTTTCAGCTCCGCTTCATTGCCCAGGGCAAAACTTGATGGTGCCCCGGATCCGCGCACCCACTCGGTGAGGGTAAGCTCTACAGGGGTTTCCATAGTTAGCGGTACCACCGGCAGGGAGCCCAGCGTTTTACGCAGCAGGGCCAGCGAGTCTTCTGCGCGGCGGGCACTGGATGTGTCAACCATTACCAGCGCGGCGCTGAGGTTTAACCAGATGCGGATCGTGCTGCTGCGGGTAAAAGCGCGCGGCAGCAGGGAGTGAAGGACCTCATCGCGCAGGGAGTCTTTCTCAGTTTTCTTGAGGCGACGGCCCTGATCCGCTTCCAGCTTCGAAACCTTCTTCTTGAGTTCCTCAGCGATGACCGCATTAGGAAGAATTTTTTCTTCGCGACGAATAACCAGTAGAAGTTGGTCATTCACCAGATGGAAGAGCTGGTCTGAGTATTGGCCCAGAGGCGATACCCAGCCGGAACGAGCCATATCCTGGCTGCCACACGGCTTAAAGCGGAAAGCCTCAAGCTGGCGTGCCAGCTCATCTGTATTGCCGTCACGGATGATCACCACGTCGCGGCTAAGGCGGTAGATGATGAGGTTTTTGAAGAACGGGTTAAACATTGTTCTCTCCTTAAGAGGGGAGGCGGCCACCTGCACGGGCCGCCTGGTAGTTTCTCCACACAACACAGAAGAGCACCTGCGGTTAGGAAGCCGCCCGGGTGGATTGGGTTATGAACCCGTCGCCCGGCGATGCTCTTGTGTGTTGCGTAAAAAATTGCGGCGTCCTCGCGGAAAATAAAAAAGGCTCAGACGCCGCCAACTACTGCCTACTACCACGCTTGCTGCTTTTTTTGGTTGTGACACCAGGGCGCTACCCCTGCTTATTTCCTGCCGCTCTGTTTTGGTCTTGGCCGCCAGTAGTTGCGGCTCAGCCGATTTACAGGTCTTTGCGTCGGCCGGCGCTGCAGTTCGCTTGAACACATCACAACGGAGAGAGCACTGCCGGTGTCCGAATCGAACGGACCTTTTCCCTGCCCAACCCTCCCAACTGAATGGGACTGTCTGGAATCGAACCAGCTCTTATGCCTTGCTCGGCAGTGCTCTTTCCGTTGTGCGCCTGTCTTTTCACCACATCAGGCTCGGTGGATCCTGCTATTCCCCAACAACAAGGATTCGGTTAATCTGAAATCCCCAACACATTGATAGTGATAACTCATGAAGCGCTCAGATGTTTTAACCCAGTGCCTGATTAATACCGGCTGCGGACTTTCAGAAGCTGATATCCGACACGGCATTCGGACTACCTTCGCCGAAGAGTACCCAGATAAAAATTACGATTCCTGGGACATTGAAATCAGCGATCAGACCGCAAATCACATCATTAAAACCGTAGGTCGAGCCATGTGGATAAAGGTCGATCTATTTATCCAGGACCTCTGGGACGCCTACTGATTCCAAAGGGACAGAGCCAATCCCTCTAAATCCGGTAGCCAGAGTGCGACCACTTTTGTTGGCTTCAGACTCCAGCGAAGTTTTATCTTTCTCCATCGCCTCAACCACACCACCCATAAACATCAGGTAATCGGCTGTTACCGCTGATTCTGTGTTTAAGGTCTGCGTCAGAGCCCCGTTAACAAAAAGCTCAATCCTGTTTCCTGCGTGAGCATTAGGCCTGGCCTCTAACGCGCTAAATTCCTCACGCGGTAGGTTGAACGTCTTGAAAACCTTTTCTTTGTCAAATTGCATACTGAACCTCGAGTGGCTACTTCGTGGGCGTCCTGCCTGTTCGTTAATAACAACTTTAAGGTGTAATTTAGTTGTGAGGGCTACGCTTGTCAACAACTTTATGTGGTTTGATTGACGTTGTGGTTGATGCAAGGATGAGCAAAAAAGAAGAAGGAGGTTTTATGGAAGAGAAGCAGCAAGTTTTTAACTACACGCGCAACAGAGATAAGCTATTTGCAAACCTTATATCCATCATCGATGGTATTCTTTCGGATGGAAACTTGACGGATCAAGAGATTATCTACCTTGATACTTGGTTGTTAGAGGCCGACCAACTTATCGGGAATGGAATAATTAAGAGCCTGCGAATAAGAATTGCGAGCATCCTAGACGATGGAGTAATTACCGCAGAAGAAAGAGAAGAACTCAAACAATACCTTCATGAAGTACAATCTGAAATTTTAGATATTCCAGAGATAGATTTTTATTCTACAGAGTCAGATCTGCATCTTTTGAATGGATTATGTAAGGGGTTAATTTCTGACAGAGTTTTAAGCCAGGAAGAGATCAAATACCTTGACTGGTGGTTAACGCAGAATGGGGCACTCAAAGCAAACTATCCAGGAAAGGAGCTTTATCGCTTAGTAAAGGATATTTTAAGTGATGGCGAAATTACTATCCAGGAAAGCGAAGTTCTGCATAAAGCGCTTATTGATTTTACCGGTTGCGATCTTGATAGCGGAACTGTTGATGGTTTGGCAACAAGACTTCCCGTAGATGATATTGCTGATGTGAAAGTTAGCGGGAAAGCATTTTGCCTTACAGGCATATTCTTAGCAGGAAAAAGATCAGCAATAGAAGATTTAATCCAAAAACAAGGCGGAACTATCAGTAGTGGAGTTACTAAAAAAATAGATTACCTTGTCATAGGGACGCTGTCTTCACGTGACTGGCGTTTCTCCAGTCACGGAAGGAAAATTGAAAAAGCAGTTACATACCGAGATGATGGTGCTCAGATAAAAATCATCACGGAAGAAATGCTTATTGAAGCTTTACCATGAGCGAGAGGACCAAAACACACGGCCGATAACATGAATCCGTGCCAGTTTCTCTTCATAGGTGAGTACTTCATCAGGGTACTCATCTTTATTAAAACTTCTTAAAATTAAACCACCATCTGGCCGATTAATAAGTATTTTTACTCTTAATAATACGCCATCCCTTAAAGCATATAAATCACCGTCTCTAATTGGACTCGTCTGGCTCAGGTCTACAGCGACCTTATCTCCATTAGTCAGCACGGGATACAAGCTGCTTCCAAGAATATTCACGATTCTTGCACTCGAAGCGCTAACACCTGCTCGCCTAAGCTCATCTCTTCTGAGAGGATATGTAGAAAGTTCAGATTCAACGATTTCGGCTTCGCAGCCATTCCCTGCCGATAATTCAATATCCAAAATAGGAATTTCCGTAAAAAGATCAGGATCAGCTGAAGTACTTTCCCATTCCTTAACAATCATTTCTGAATAGGAACCATTAGCGTCAATATCGCCATATTGCAACCAATTAGCAGTGACTCCCAGTGCAAGAGCCAACTGTTTAATTTTTCTCGGCTGCTCCGTCACGCCATTTTCAATTTTGGCTATGGACTGTTGAGTAAGGCCAACCTGTTCAGCTAACTGAAGCTGGCTGAGCCCTGCCTTTTCCCGCGCTTTTTTTAGCCGTTCAGCAAGTGTACCCACAACTCCCCCTTTTGTTATGGCGAGACTACAACTTTATGTTTTGACTTTCCAACACCTAAAAGTTGTGATAAAAGTTGTGGTAGTTGTACAATCATCCTATCTCACAACTTTCAACCATAGGTAAAGGGGACCGTTATGACGCCTGAACAAAGCGCGTTAACTGAGGCTATTGAGATTGCTGGTGGTCAGTCTGAGTTAGCCAGAAAAATTTCTTTAGAGGCCGGCGGCCTAGTTAAGCAACAGCAAGTATGGAACTGGCTACACCGTGAAAAGAAAGCACCCATTAAGCACACCGTATCTATCGAGAAGTTAACTGGGGTTCCTAAAGAAAAGCTCCGTCCTGATGTGTTTCGTTAATTAAATAGCGAGACGGTGAAGAGTTAAACCACAGATTCAAGGAGTTAACCGTGGGTAATGAGCACTGGCAAGTAGAGAAGCAACCAGCCTGGCTGGTGGCAGCAATAAAGAAAACCATTTCAGGCCTTCATGGTGGATATGCGGAAGCCGCTGACTGGCTGGGTGTTACCGAAGATGCACTGTTTAACCGCCTGCGTACCGGTGGCGACCAGATTTTCCCGATGGGATGGGCGATGGTTCTGCAACAGGCCAGCGGTACTAAGCACATCGCTGATGCTGTATCTCGCCATTCAAACAGCGTGAATGTACCGCTGGTGGATATCGAGGATGTGGATAACGCCGACATCAATCAGCGTCTGATGGAGTCCATCGAGTGGATTGGCAAGCATTCGACCTATATCCGCAAAGCAACGGCTGACGGGGTAATTGACCAGGCAGAGCGCGCACAGATTGAAGAAAACAGTTACCAGGTAATGCAGAAGTGGCAGGAACACTTAACGCTGCTGTATCGCGTTTTCTGTGCGCCAGAAAAGAGTGACGCCCGCGAGTGTGCAGCTCCGGGCGCCGTGGCGTGTCGTATCAGTGGAGAAACTAACGCATGAACAGTTTAACGGTAAATAACCGCTTACCGCAACTTCGGGCTATTCCTGTGCAGGGCACCCCGTCGTTTCGGTATGAGCGCATGGTATCAGGCCGCTGGGTTCCGTGTAACCACAGTCGCGCACGTCTCATCGTGGGGGCATTCAACCGTAAAGCGAAGAACCTCGTATGCAAGATCTCGACAGACGGTACCGCGACTGGCGCGGCGTTGAAGTCCACGTCGTTGGTTACGACCGCGAAAAACGGCAGGTTATCTTCCGGCGCGCCGGCTATCCGCACGACTGCATGCAGCCTGTTGAGCGGTTCCGTGAGAAGTTCAGAAGGGTTGATGCATGAGCACTAAGTTAACCGGCTACGTGTGGGATGGCTGCGCAGCGTCGGGCATGAAATTATCCAGCGTCGCTATCATGGCGCGCCTTGCTGACTTCAGCAGCGATGAAGGCGTTTGCTGGCCTTCTATCGAAACCATTGCGCGTCAACTTGGCGCAGGCCCGAGCACCATCAGAACGGCGATCGCGAAGCTGGAGAAAGAGGGCTGGCTTACCCGTACGCAGCGCCGCAACGGCAACCGCAACGCCTCGAACGTGTACCGCCTGAACGTGGCAAAGCTGCAGGCTGCTGCGCTTTCTCACCTGTCAGTTTCTGACACGTCAAAACCTGACGCATCAGAATCTGACCCGTCAAAATTTGAGGCGTCAAAATCCGGTCTGGCTGGCGGTTTTGACCCGTCAGAATCTGGCGGGGATCCGTCAGTAAATTCAAAACCAGATCCATCAGATAAAAAACCTTCTTGTCCGGGCGCTTCGCTACCGGACCCTGAACAGGAAATTACCGATCAGGCTATCGAGGTTCTGAAACATCTGAACGTGGTAACGGGTGCCCGCTACCAGAACTCTAAATCTTCTCTCGAAAACATCCGCGCCCGGCTACGCGAGGGTCACACCGTGGCAGACCTCCAGCTTGTCGTCGACTACAAGCACGAGCACTGGCACGACACGGACATGTACGACTACATGCGCCCGCAAACGCTGTTTATCCCGAGCAAGTTCGAAGGCTATTTGCTGAGCGCGACGCGCTGGAACGGGCGTAACCGTCCTGCACGCGAGCAGTGGGAGCAGTTGCGCCAGCAGCGCGACAACGGGGCTTTCAGAGCCAGTTATGCAGATGTTGATTACAGCAAGGTGCCAGAGGGGTTCAGGTCATGAAATTACAGGATCAGGTTCTTTCAACAATCATCTCGCAGCCGGCCATCGCGTTCGCTGACCTGATGAAGGCTTTTGAAGGTGAAGCGAAGACAAACCTCACCACTTCAGTGAGTCGCCTGCACCTTTCCGGAAAGGTTACTCGCCGCTTCGAAGACGGCCGTTATGTGTATACCGCAGCCGCTGAAGATGCACCGGGTGCGCTGTGCGCCTCCGACAAAATCCAGATGCTGGAAGTCGAGATGAAGCGACTGCTGAGCCAGGGTTATTACCGCCGCGCTGGCGATAAGTGCCTTGACCTGATGGCTGCGTCAAAGACAGATCAGCAGCGTGAGCATTACGCAACCCGCCGCCGTCAGTGTCTCGCACTGGTGAACAGCCATAAAGAGCGCTCCTGGTATCTGGCCGGGAACTACGTAGGAGATGAGCAGTGATGGCACATAACCTCTATTGCCAGGCGCTTGCCGAACTGCGCAGCCGCGGGGCACACGAGCTTAAGGAAGTCGGCGACCAGTGGCGCACGCCTGACAACATCTTCTGGGGCATCAACGCCATGTTCGGCCCGCTGGTTCTGGACCTGTTTTCGGATGGCGAGAACTCAAAATGCGAGGCGTATTACACCGCTGAAGATAACGCGCTCACGCGGGACTGGTCCGCGCGCCTGGATGAACTCAATGGCGCCGCGTTCGGCAACCCGCCTTACAGCCGCGCGTCCCGGCACGACGGGGATTACATCACCGGCATGCGCTACATCATGCAGCACGCCAGTGCGATGCGGGAAAAAGGCGGGCGGTACGTCTTTTTGATTAAGTCGGCCACCAGCGAGGTCTGGTGGCCGGAAGACGCGGATCACATCGCCTTTATCCGTGGCCGTATCGGTTTCGATCTTCCGTCCTGGTTCGTCCCTAAAGACGAAAAGCAGATCCCGTCCGGTGCGTTCTTCGCTGGTGCGGTGGTGGTATTCGATAAGACCTGGCGCGGCCCGGCGATGAGTTACATCAGCCGCAACGAGCTGGAAGCACGCGGCGACGCGTTTCTTGCTCAGATTCGCCGCGAGGCGGAGCGCATGTTAGCCAGCGGTCAGCCTGTATCTGTTGGACCGCAGGAGCAGGCTGCATGAAAAACAACTCTCAACGCTTAACCGTCCGCCAGCAGGAGGTGCTGGCGCTTATTCAGGCTTTCCAGAACCAGCATGGCTATCCGCCGACCCGTAAAGAGGTGGCCCAGTTAATGGGGGCCACCTCCCCGAACGCTGCAGGCGACATGCTGCGCTCACTCCAGCGTCGCGGCGCAATCAGTGTAGATCCGGGCGTGGCGCGCGGCATAACCATCAACGGCCAGAGCGCTGAGGAAGAAGCCGTAGCGCTTCTGCGCTCCATGGTGCTTGGAGAAGAGCAAGCCTGGGAGAAGTCATTCGCGTTTCTCAAATCGCGCGGGGTTTCTGTATGAAGCTGACCCTGCCTTTTCCCCCGAGCGTTAACACCTACTGGCGCGCCCCGAATAAAGGGCCGCTGGCTGGTCGCCATCTCATCAGTGCCAAAGGGCGGGCTTATCAGAGTGAAGCATGCGCGGCGATTATCGAGCAGCTTCGCAAACTGCCTAAACCCAGCAGCGCGCCGGCGGCAGTGGAGATTTTTCTTTTCCCGCCTGACGCCCGGCGCCGCGATATCGACAACTACAACAAAGCGCTGTTCGATGCGCTGACCCACGCGGGTATCTGGGAGGACGACAGCCAGATAAAGAGAATGCTGGTGGAGTGGGGACCGGTAACACCGAAAGGGAAAGTCGAAATCACGATCAGTAAATACGAACCGGCGGTTGCAGCCGCCTGACTAAGTGGATAAACGCATGAATCAGTTAATGGTAATCGATGGTGTGACCGTTCGCCGTGATCCGGAGGGGCGCTACTGCCTCAACGATTTGCATCGTGCTGCTGGTGGCGAGCGGCGTCATGAGCCAACGCTCTGGCGCAACCTCCAGCAGACCGGTGAACTGGTGCATTTACTGAGCGATACAGGAATCCCTGTATCGGTAATCAAGGGTGGCGCAGGTCAGGGGACGTTTGTTTGCAAGGAGCTGGTTTACTCCTATGCGATGTGGATTAGCCCCGAGTTTAACCTGAAGGTGATCCGGACGTTTGACGCTGCCGTAAGCCAGCAGGCAATCAGCCAGGCAGCTGACAAAATGCAGGCGGGCGTGATCCTTCTCGATTTCATGCAGCGCTCGCTGAATCTTTCTAATTCCTCGGTGCTCGGTGCGTGCCAGAAACTCCAGGAGGCTGCAGGCCTGCCGAACCTTGCACCGCAGTACGCCATCGATGCGCCAGTGGATGCGATGGACGGCAGCAGCCGCCCCACGCAGTCACTCAGCGCGCTGTTGAAGGCTAACGGTATCCGGCTGACCGCCAATCAGGTTTACCACCAGCTGGCGAAGCTGGGCATTGTGGAGCAGAAGACGCGCCGGAGCCGTTCCGGTGTTAACGGCATTAAGAAATTCTGGTCGCTGACGGCGAAAGGGTGCATGTACGGCAAGAACATCACCAGCCCGGCGAACCCGCGCGAGACGCAGCCGCATTTCTTTGAATCACGGGCGCCGGAGCTGTTCCGCCTGCTCGAAACAGTGCATTAAGGGGAGAACGTGAGAGCTTTACTTACTCCCGAAATTGCGCGCGGCATGGGGATCGTGCTGCTGCGCCCGGGCGCTGACCTGATGCCTATCTTCACCTCCGGCCGCGTGCTGGTGGAGCTTCCGCCCGCCAGCATGGCGCATTTACCTACCGGCGCAATCCCGGCGGCGCGGCAGCCGCTGGCGGAAGATTCCGCGCTGGCGGGCTTCTTCAGCCATGAAGATGTGATCCGCGTAGCTGGTGGTGTGCCGTCCCTTGAGCGCTGGCTGATGAACAATGAGGGCGGCTGCCAGTACCCGCACAGCGATTACCACCATCACGAACTTAAGACGTTTCGCCATGCGCCCGGCGCGATCCGAGTGTGCTGGCACTGCGATAACGTGCTGAGCGGCCAGCATACGCAACGGCTTGCAGAAATGGCCCGGGTTAATGTGGTAGCCTGGGTTATAGCGATGGCACGCGGCGCGCTTGGATTCGATGACTCGCATGAGCTTACGCTGCCGGAACTGTGCTGGTGGGCGCTACGCGAGGAAGTAACTCACGCGCTGCCGGACAGCATCACCCGCCGCGCACTGCGGCTGCCGGCGGAGCCCATTCATTCGGTAACACGCGAAAGCGATATCGTGCCGTCGGCACCGGTCACGGAAATTCTCAGAGCAAAAACAGGGCGTGCTGGCGCCGCGGCGAAGTGCAGGAGCAACGAAGAAGTGCTGGCGGAGCAGCCGCCGCAGCTGCTGGCGCTGAAGGTTGACCCGGAATCGCCGGAAAGCTACATGCTTCGACCTAAGCGCCGCAGATGGGAAAACGAGAAGTACACCCGCTGGGTGAAAGCGCAGCAATGCGCATGCTGCAACCAGCAGGCAGACGACCCCCACCACCTGATCGGCCACGGGCAGGGTGGAATGGGTACCAAAGCCCATGACCTCTTTGTGTTGCCTTTGTGCAGAAAGCATCACGACGAGCTTCACCGGGACCCCGTGGCATTCGAAGAAAAATACGGCTCTCAGCTTGAGCTGATTTTTCGTTTTTTAGACAGGGCGCTGGCAATCGGCGTTCTGGCGTAGTGGAGTGGAGACCACCGCATGAACTTAGATAGCATCGTTAAATTTTTCGCCCCGAAAGGGATGCACATTTCCGACAGCCCGCGCGCTACAGCAAGCGAGCAGTTAACCGTCACGGATGTTATGGCCGCGCTGGGTATGACTCAGGCCGAGGCGGGCATAGGCCTGGCTATGTTCCTGGGTAAAGCCGCTGTAAGCCAGCAGGACCGGGAAGCGGCAATCTCCTGGCTCGCCGAGTACGCCAAAGAAAAAGCCCCGCTGGCGCTACGCCGCGCCGCCGGGAAGAAATTCCCCCTCTGCATGCGCGTCCTCGCGACGTTCGCCTATAACGACTACGCCTCATCAGCTGCTGATTCCTGTGAGTGTCCAAAGTGCAGCGGCAAGGGGCTGGTAACCAAAACTACCACGGTGACGAAAAGCCATTACACGATGCGTCTGCCGCAGTGGGCTAAAGATCTGCGGCAATCACCGTCGGACTTCGAAAAATTCCGCCAGGTAACAGACGTTGACCACCAGCTATGCGGCAAGTGCAAGGGCAGCGGGAAAATCAGCAAGCGCTGCCAGTGCGGCGGTACCGGGAAAACCCTCGACAGGAAAGAGACCGAATTTCAGGGCGTGCCGGTTTATAAGGAATGCAAACGCTGTGAAGGAAGGGGCTACAGCAGGCCGAAATCCTCAGTTGCTTATCGTGGCATCCTTGCTCAGTTGCCTGCGCTGCCAGAGCGCACATGGCGCTATAACTGGAAGCCGTTCTATGAGCGTCTGGTCACCAAATGCTTTGAAGAGGAAACCTACAGCGATACACAGCTTAAACGTGTAACCAATAATGGTATTTTGATATAAATCACAACATTTAGCATCACGATGCTTGCAATGTTTGCCGTTTTTGCTTAGATTTGACATTAACGATGGGCATTGTATATCCACCGTTCAAAACCCGCTTGCGCCCGTAGCGGGTTTTTCTTTTGGGTCAGTCGTATAAAGGTTATTACGGCAGGCTGTTAACCTGCTTATCGTGGTTCGATTCCACGCTGTCCCGCCAAATTCAGCCGGTTTAGCTCGAATGGTAGAGCAGTCGCCTTGTAAGCGAACGGGTAGAGGTTCAAATCCTTTAACCGGCACCATATGCAGCACGCAAACCTACTCGAAAGAGAACACCGATTCGCCCGCCATCGCAGCGGGCTTTTTTGTGCCTGAAATAATCGGCTCAGACAGAGAGCCGAATATCACAAGGAATCGGCTCACTTATTTATGGCTCGCTTCGGCGGGCCTTTTTCTTTTCCCCTCTTTGGAGAGGATACACAGCTATAGAGGGGGGCTACATGTCCGATCCGGTTTCGGGAACTGTCGCGGCAGGTGCTGCGCTTACTGGTGCAAGCATCTATGGACTGCTGACCGGCACAGATTATGGCGTAATTTTTGGCGCGTTTGCCGGTGCTGTCTTTTATGTTGCCACCGCGGCAGACCTGACCCTGATCCGGCGCGCCGCCTATTTTGTTGTTTCGTACATCGCTGGCGTTTACGGTGCGGGGCTGGTGGGCTCCAAGCTTGCCAGCTGGACGGAATACAGCGACAAGCCGCTTGATGCACTGGGGGCCGTTATCCTCTCTGCGCTGACGATTAAAATCCTGACGTTCGCCAGCCAGCAAGACCCCGCGCAGTGGTTCCAGCGGTGGAGAGGGGGAGCCAATGGTAATAAGTGATCCGCTGGTACTGACCAACGTGGCGACGTGCTCGGCCATTGTTTTGAGGCTGATGCTGTTCCGCAAGCCCGGTGCACGTCATCGCTGGTGGGCATCGTGGCTGGCATACCTGATTATTCTGGCCTATGCCTCGGTGCCGTTCCGCTACGCCTTCGACTTTTACGTCCACACACACTGGGCGTCGGTCATCATCAACTTAATCATCTGCGCCGCCGTGTTCCGTGCCCGGGGCAACGTGGCGCGCCTTTTCCATGTACTGAGGCCTGAATGAACCAACAACAATTTCAGAGGGCGGCTGGTTTAAGCGCCAGCTTGGCTGCGCGCTGGTTCCCGCACATTAATGCGGCGATGCGCGAGTACGGCATCACTGCACCGGTCGATCAGGCAATGTTCATTGCGCAGGTCGGCCATGAAAGCACTGGCTTTACCAGGCTGGTGGAGAGCTTCAACTACAGCATCGCAGCGCTTAATGATTTTGTCCGGGCTGGCCGGTTAACTCAGGATCAGGCCAACACGCTGGGCCGCCGCACGTATGAAAAGGTGCTGCCCCTTGAACGCCAGCGCGCGATCGCCAATCTGGTTTACAGCAAGCGCCTCGGTAATAACGCCCCGGGTGATGGCTGGAAATATCGCGGACGCGGGCTCATCCAGATCACCGGGCTCGAGAATTACCGCGATTGCGGCGCCGCGCTGAAACTCGACCTTGTGAGCTCGCCGGAACTGCTTTCCGAAGACACCAGCGCAGCGCGATCTGCAGCATGGTTCTATACCAGCAAAGGCTGTCTGAAATATCCGGGCGATTTGCTGCGCGTCACGCAGATCATTAACGGTGGGCAGAACGGTCTGGAAGACAGACAGGCCCGCTATGCGGCAGCGCGCCGGGTGCTCTGATGGCTGCGCTATGGGGCTTTGTCCGGGCATGGTGGAAGCCGCTACTCTTCCTGGCCGCTGTGGGATTTGCGCTTTATTACCGGGCCTCGCTCACAAAAGCTGAGGCATCTTTAACCGAAGTTAATCGTGAATTAAAACTGGCTAAAGATGACATTGAGGATATGCAGCGCCGTCAGCGGGATGTGGCTACTCTCGATGCCAAATACACGAAGGACTTAGCGGATGCTCAGAAAAATATTGCTCAGCTTGAGCGCGATGTGGCTGCTGGCCGTAAGCGGCTGCAGCTCAACGCCACCTGTTCCGCGCAGGGAGCGCCCGGCACCACCCGCGTGGATGATGGAGCCAGCCCCCGACTTACTGACGCCGCTGAACGGGATTATTTCACCCTCAGGGAGCGGATCGAGACCGTGACCAGGCAGTTGAGCGGATTGCAGGCTTATGTTCGGGAGCAGTGCTTAAGATAAAAAAAAGCCCCATGGCTGGGGCTACAACAGGAGATCCTGCTTTTTGGTTATTCGACTAATTGCAAAAGCAGTTTTGGCCTTGTTTCCATGATGTTGCACTGATTTCATGTTTTGCGAGGATGAGATTTATAGCACTCACACATGAAGGTTCAGCAATGCTTATACGTAGGAGCCACTCTACTAACAAGCTGGTAATAAGTGTTGTCTATATATTTCATATAACAAGCGACAGTTAGTGTTCTAAGAGTTATCTGAACAAACCTGTACGTTAAATTGATACTAATACGTATATATCCTTTTGAGATGCTGGGGTGTGAATTCAATTAAATTTTATTATCAATATGAAACAAAACCGGAGAGGCCGAAAACTGTTGCTCAGATTGATAAGCTGCGCAATCACCTCGGCATACCAGCACTGATTAACGTTGAACAGCTTCTGAATAAATAAAAACCTTTAACTTTAGCAGTCATGAACATGAAGCCACCCGTTTTGCTGGTGGCTTTTTTATTGGAGCTACCACTATGCCATCCGCTATCCCTCGAGCTTGCCGCAAGCGCGGATGTCCCGGCACTACTACAGACCGTTCGGGTTACTGCGAGGCTCACCGTAATGAAGGCTGGCAGCAGCACCAGCGAGGGCTGAGCCGCCACCAGCGCGGCTACGGCAGTAAGTGGGATATCATCCGCGCCCGCATCCTTAAACGTGATCGGCACATCTGCCAGGAGTGTCTGCGCAACGGCAGGCCAGTCCCTGCCACTACCGTTGATCACATCAAACCCAAAGCACACGGCGGCACCGATGAAGATAGCAATCTGAGATCGTTATGTTGTCCTTGTCATAAACGCAAGACCGCAACGGAGAGAATTAAATGAAGCATAAGCGCGCTCAACTCGCTCATATTTATCGCGGCATTGGATTCATCGGATATGGCATCGCCGTTGATGGCGAACTGCTGAGCCAACAGGTGAGCACCACCATCGACACCGATGCAGCAAGCCGACCGGCAATCACTGTCGTCTTCAACCTTGATGCGGAAATGAACGAGAACCCGGTGCGAATCGATTTGAATGAGAATTATTCTCAATAAGTTATTCAGATGAGATAAATTATCATTTGCGGGGGAGGGCGGGTGAAAACTTCAGGGCCTTAGGCCTAAAGGACCGCCGCCTAACCCTTTTTCACACCGCCGCAGGTTAGAAAACTTTTTTATGGGGTCCCCCACTCGATGATTAATAGGAGTTTTCGATTATGTCCGGACCACCGAAAACCCCGACCCATCTGCGTTTGGTGAGGGGTAACCCATCAAAACGCCCGATCAATAAAAACGAGCCACAGCCCCCTGCAGGGGTACCCCCAACTCCTAAGCATTTCGACAAACAGGCGAAGTACTGGTTTAAGCGAATGGCTGAAGAGCTGGATGCTGTCGGCGTCATTTCGCAGCTGGACGCCCGCGCGCTCGAATTGCTGGTTGAGGCTTATACCGAGTACCGCCACCACTGCGATACGCTGGAAATCGAGGGGTATACATACCGCACTGAAACGCAGACGGGGGATGTACTGATTAAGGCGCATCCGGCAGCAATGATGAAGGCAGATGCGTGGAAGCGGCTGCGCGCCATGCTGGCAGAATTTGGGATGACGCCAGCCAGCCGGTCGAAGGTCAGCGCCAAAACGCCGGACGCGGTTGATCCGCTGGCTGAGTTCATGAAAGCGAGGGATTAATGGCTAAGGTTGCCGATGGTATTCGCTACGCCGAGCGCGTCGTGGCGGGGGAGATTATTGCCTGTGAATATGTCCGGCTGGCCTGCCAGCGTTTTCTGGACGATCTGCAAAACGGCGAGGCGCGGGGTATTTTTTTCAGCGAGCCCCGCGCCCAGCACATCCTGAATTTTTATAAGTTCATCCCGCATGTGAAAGGCGCCCAGGCCGGGCAGCCGATCGCCCTGATGGACTGGCATGTTTTCATCCTTATCAATATTTACGGTTTCGTTATTCCGCTGGTTGATGAGGAAACCGGCGGGGTGGTGCTGCGGAATGATGGCAGCGGCCGCCCGGTAATGGTGCGGCGGTTCCGTACTGCTTACAACGAGGTGGCGCGTAAGAACGCCAAATCCACACTCTCTTCCGGGGTTGGCCTGTACATGACGGGCGCGGATGGCGAAGGTGGGGCCGAGGTCTACTCTGCGGCCACAACCCGCGATCAGGCGCGCATCGTTTTCGAAGATGCCAAAAATATGGTGAAAAAAGCGAAATCGACGCTTGGGCGCCTGTTCGAGTTCAACAAGCTGGCTATCTATCAGGAGCAAAGTGCCTCTAAATTTGAGCCGCTTTCCAGTGACGCTAACAACCTGGACGGCCTGAATATTCACTGCGGCATTGTTGACGAGCTGCACGCTCATAAAACCCGTGACGTATGGGACGTTCTGGAGACGGCGACCGGTGCGCGCCTGCAGTCCCTGCTGTTTGGTATCACCACTGCGGGCTTTAACAAAGAAGGCATCTGCTACGAGTTGCGCGATTACGCCATTAAGGTGCTGCGCGGTTTTAACAGTGAGGTGGAAGGTGCCGTTAAGGACGATACCTTTTTCGCCATCATCTACACGCTGGACGACGGCGACGATCCGTTCGACGAAACGGTCTGGCAAAAGGCGAATCCCGGACTGGGGATCTGCAAGCGCTGGGACGATTTACGCCGCCTTGCGAAGAAAGCAAAAGAGCAGGTATCAGCACGCGTTAATTTCTTCACTAAACATATGAATATCTGGGTGACGGCGGAGTCCTCCTGGATGGACATGCTGAAGTGGGAAAAATGCGAATTTATCGCGCCGGCGCATGAGCTGAAAACTTACCCGCTGTGGGTCGGCGTCGACCTGGCGAACAAAATTGATATCTGCGCCGCCGTAAAAGCCTGGCGTTCCCCTGATGGTCACGTTCACGCCGACTTTAAGTTCTGGTTGCCCGAAGGACGACTGGAAAAATGTTCGCGGCAGATGGCCGAGCTCTACCGGAAATGGGCTGAGCTCGACAAACTTATCCTGACGGATGGCGACGTTATCGATCATGCGCAGATCAAAGAAGAGCTGCAGCAGTGGGTCAGCGGGGAAAGTCTAAAAGAAATAGGCTTCGATCCGTGGAGCGCGACGCAGTTCAGTCTGGCGCTTGCTGAAGAGGGTTTACCCCTTGTGGAAGTGCCGCAGACGGTGCGCAATTTCTCCGAGGCCATGAAAGAGGTTGAGGCGCTGGTTTACGGCGGCCGCTTCCACCACAGCAATCACCCCGTGATGAACTGGATGATGTCGAACGTCACGGTGAAGCCGGATCGTAACGACAACATCTTTCCCAACAAATCGACACCTGAGGCCAAGATTGATGGTCCGGCTGCGCTGTTCACCGCGATGAGTCGTCTGCTCGTTAACGGTGGCAATGACCAGCAGGACCTGAGCGGCTTCTTTGATAATCCCATCATGGTAGGTTTCTGATGAAGAAAAATAAGCAGCCAGGCAGGGTGAAAAGCGCCCTGCTTAACTGGCTGGGCGTCCCCATCAGCCTGACCAACGGGACGTTCTGGCAGGAATGGTACGGTACGAGCAGCAGCGGGAAGGTGGTCACCGCGGATAAGGCTATCCAGCTGTCCGCAGTCTGGGCCTGCGTCCGGCTGCTGAGCGAGTCAATATCAACGCTACCGCTGAAGATTTACGAGCGGCAGCCTGACGGCTCGCGCAGGCTGGCCCAACAGAATCAGGTTTACCAGGTACTTTGTCGCCGTCCGAATCTGGAGATGACACCATCGCGGTTTATGCTGATGCTGGTGGCGAGTATCTGTCTTCGTGGAAACGCCTTCGTGGAGAAGCTGTTTATCGGCAACAAACTGGTCTCGCTGGTGCCGTTGCTTCCCCAGAACATGGTGGTTAAACGCCTCGATACCGGCCGGCTTGAGTACACCTACACCGAGAACGGTACTGCGCGTGTCATTGCGGAAAGAAACCTGATGCACATTCGCGGCTTCGGTCTTGACGGGGTCTGCGGCATGATGCCGCTGAGTTCCGGGCGCGATGTGATCGGTGCCGCAATGGCGGTCGAAGAGTCGGCTGCCAAAATATTTGAGAACGGTCTGCAGAGTTCGGGTTTTCTCTCAGCAGATATGCCGCTGGATAAAGAGCAACGCGAACGGCTGCGCAGCTACATGGCACAGTTCACCAGTTCAAAGAATGCCGGGAAAATCATGGTGCTTGAAGGCGGTCTGAAATATCAGAACGTCACGATGAATCCGGAAGCGGCCCAGATGCTGGAGACGCGCTCTTTTGGCATTGAGGAAATCTGCCGCTGGTTCCGCGTGCCGCCGTTTATGGTCGGGCATACCTCAAAGCAGAGCAGCTGGGCATCAAGCCTGGAGGGGATGAACCTGCAGTTTCTGACCCACACGCTGCGCCCTTTGCTGGTCAATATTGAGCAGGAGATTTCCCGCTGCCTGCTGAACGGTGAAGAGGACATCTTTGCCGAGTTTTCTGTCGAAGGGCTGCTTCGTGCCGACAGCGCAGGACGCGCCGCCTACTATACCAGCGCGCTGCAGAACGGCTGGATGTCACGCAATGATGTGCGTCGGCTGGAAAATCTGCCTCCCATTGAGGGTGGAGATATTTACACGGTACAGCTGAACCTGACGCCGCTGGAGGACCTCAAAAAGAACAGCCCGGCAGTGCAGGCCGCCGCGCTTCGTCAGCTTCACAGTCACGTTTTCCCCGATATTCCCTTCGAACAGTCCCCGCTGAAACAGGCGGCTTAGGAGCATCCATGACAATCAAAAGCCTTCCGGCGGCGCCGGAGGGGCGACCTTTTGCGCGCGAAAAACCAGACCTTCCCGCTGCGGCAATGGAGCGCTGGAACGGGAGCATCCGTGCGGCGCGCGACGGCGATAACAGTATCTCGATTTTTGATGTTATAGGCGCAGATTACTGGGGCGAGGGCGTCACCGCGAGCCGTATCGCCGGTGCGCTTCGTTCGCTTAATGGCGCAGACGTTACAGTCAACATCAACAGCCCGGGCGGCGATATGTTCGAAGGCCTGGCGATTTATAACCTGCTGCGCGAGTACGAAGGCAAAGTCACTGTAAAGGTATTGGGTCTGGCGGCGTCGGCCGCATCGATTATCGCAATGGCGGGTGACGACGTGCAGATTGGCCGCGGCGCTTTCCTGATGATCCATAACTGCTGGGTTTACGCGATGGGCAACCGTCACGACCTGGCGCAGATTGCCGCCGACATGGCGCCGTTTGATAAAGCCATGAGCGATATCTATCAGGCGCGCAGCGGTCTCGACGCGGAAACCGTCGACAGGATGATGGACGGTGAAACTTATATCGGCGGCAGCGAAGCCGTAGAAAAGGGCTTTGCTGACAGTCTGCTTTCTGCCGACGAAATCGCTGACGACGATGAAAGCCCCGCCGCAGCGCTGCGTAAACTCGATGCGCTGCTGGCGAAAGCGAATACGCCACGCTCTGAACGGCGAAAACTTCTTAAAGCCTTATCAGGCAGCACGCCGGGCGCTGCTGCCAGTCCTGACGGTACGCCGAGCGCTGCCACCATCCATAAAGAAACCATTGACCGTCTGGAAGCCGCGCTGAGCGGATTGACAGCGGCTGCCCAGTAAATACGGAGATGTTATGTCTGAAGTAAACGAGATTCTGAAAAAGGTTAGCGCCAGTATTGAAGAAGCGACCGGCAAATTCAACGCAAAAGCAGAAGAGGCGCTGAAAGAAGCCCAGAAAACCGGCAAATTGTCGGCGGAAACCAAAGAAACCGTCGACAAAATGGCGTCGGAATTCAACGCCCTGAAAGAGGCGGAAAAGACGCTTAAGGCGGCGCTCGGTGAGCTCGAACAGCAGGTCGCCCAGATGCCGCTGGCAAACGCCGCAAAAGTGGTGGAAACCGTCGGCCAGACCGTCATCAACAGCGAAGCACTGAAAGCATTTGCGGCAAGTGTTGAAGGTGGTAAGCGCGTCAGCGTGCCGGTGAACGCTGCGCTGATTTCAACTGACGTGGCAACAGGCGTGGTGGAGCCGCAGCGTCTGCCGGGCATCGACACCGCCCCGAAACAGCGCCTGTTCATTCGCGACCTGATTGCGCCCGGCCGCACCTCCGCACCGGCTATCTTCTGGGTGCAGCAGACCGGATTCACCAATGCGGCAAAAGTGGTCCCGGAAGGCACCACCAAGCCGTACAGCGATATCCAGTTCGCCACCCAGATCACGCCGGTCACCACCATCGCGCACATGTTCAAAGCGTCCAAGCAAATCCTGGACGACTTCGCGCAGCTGCAGTCCACGATTGACGCAGAAATGCGTTACGGTCTGAAGTACGTGGAAGAACAGGAGATCCTGTTCGGTGATGGTACCGGCGCGCATCTGAAAGGTATCGTGCCGCAGGCCTCCGCTTTCGACGCTGCTTTCACCGTTGAGCAGCAGAACGGTATTGATGATCTGCGTCTCGCGATGCTTCAGGCGCAGCTTGCTCGCTTCCCGGCTTCAGGCCACGTGCTGCACTTCATCGACTGGGCGAAGATTGAACTCACCAAAGACACGCTGGGACGCTACATCCTGGCGAACCCGGCGGCGCTGACCGGCCCGACACTCTGGGGTCTGCCGGTGGTCGCGACCGAGGCCGCAGCGTTCCAGGGCAAGTTCCTGACCGGGGCGTTCAACGCGGCGGCGCAGCTCTTCGACCGTGAAGACGCCAACGTGGTGATCTCCACTGAAAACGCCGATGACTTCGAGAAGAACATGATCTCGATTCGTTGTGAAGAGCGCCTGGCGCTGGCAGTGAAACGTCCGGAAGCGTTTATCTACGGTTCCTTCACCGCGCCTGCTGCTGGCGGCGGTGCGTAAACCTTAATGGCGGCCTGCGGGCCGCTTTTCTTTTTTCCGTTAAGGAGACAGACATGAAGCTGATCGCTATCAAGCCTATCTACTTTGAAGGCAACGTGCTGACCGAAGGCGCGGAGTTCGAGACGCTTGAGCAACACGGTCGTGATCTTGTTGCGCGCGGTTATGCTCAGGAGCCTGGCGAGAAAAAGCCGGATCCGGATAAAGAGCAAAAGCCGAAAGGGAATGGCAAGGCCAAATAAGGGGCGCACATGCTGACCAAAGAGCAGGTTAAGCGCCACTGCAATATCGAGCCGGATTTTACAGAGGACGACAACTGGATCGAAAACAGCATAAAGGCGGCTGCGCGGTATGTGGAAACGTGGACCCGCCGCCGGCTTTATGAAAAGGCGGATGATCCGCTTTATATGGCCGATCCAGACGCGCTGCTTTATGGCGAGGATGTCGAAATGGCTATGTTGATGCTGATTGCCCACTGGTACACCAACCGTGAAACGGTCAGCACCGGCAGCACGACATCTGCGCTGGCTTTCTCTACTGAAGCACTCCTTCAACCCTACCGGATTTATGGCCTATGAAAGCGGGACGTCTGCGGCACAGGGTAATCCTTCAGAAACCGGCAACCGGGCGATTACCGTCCGGACAGCCTGCAACCGGCTGGGTGGATGTTGCTTCGGTTCGGGCAGAAGTCGCGGATGTATCGGGCCGGGAGATGATGGACGGCGGCGCAGAGTTGAGCAGCACCACAACCCGGATCTGGATGCGTCGTTATCCAGGCATTCCCGTAACCACGGGATGGCGAGCCGTTCATCTTCCGCCTACCGGAGGCGGTGAGATATATGACATCAAGTCGGCTATCTCAGCAGAGAACGGCACCAGGCTCGAATTGCTTTGCGAGAAGGGGGTGAAACAGTGATTTCAACGAGTCTTGATTTTTCCGGTCTGGCCGATATCGCGAAGGATCTGGAGACGCTCAGCCGGGCGGAAAATAACAAGGTCTTGCGTGATGCCACCCGCGCCGGTGCTGAGGTTCTGAAAGAGGAGGTGGAAAAGCGCGCCCCGGTACGAACCGGAAAGCTGAAAAAAAACGTCGTGGTGTTAACCCAGAAAGGGCGCCGCCGCGGTGAAATTTCCTCTGGTGTCCATATTCGCGGGCGCAATATGCGCACCAACAACAGCGATAACAGCATGAAAGCTTCTGACCCGCGTAACGCCTTTTACTGGCGTTTTGTGGAGCTTGGCACCTCGAACATGCCCGCACACCCGTTCGTAAGGCCAGCCTTTGACACTCGCCAGGAAGAAGCGACACGGGTTGCCATGGCGCGCCTGAATCAGGCTATCGACGAGGTACTGGCGAAATGACCGAAGCTGATATCTATCCGCGCCTCAGCGCGCTGGCAGGCGGCAATGTATTTCCTTATGTCGCGCCGCAGGGAACTGCCGCGCCGTGGGTGATCTACCTGTTGCCGTCTGCGGCCGGTGAGGATGCATTCTGCGGACCGGCTGAGACGGCTTTCACGCTTCAGGTTGATACCTGGGCCAGCTCGATTGATGAGGCCCGTGCGTTACGCGAGCAGGTGAAAACTGCACTTGCCGATCTGCATCCCGTCGCGCTGAACGAGCTCAACGGCTACGAATCTGATACCGCGCTTTACCGCGCCACGCTGGAAGTTCAGATCTGGCAATAATCCACTCTGCCGCCTCCGGGCGGCTTTTTTTATATCTGGAGCTCTCTATGTCCTCAAAGTACGAAAAAACGCAGGGAACGAAAATTAACGTTTCCGCCGATCCGGCAACGGTGCCTAATCCCACCGGTGCGACCTGGCAGTCCATTAACTGTTCGACCAAAGAACTCAGCTATACCGGCGGGCAGAAATCGGATATCGACACCACCACCCTTTGCTCCACCGAGCAGGAGATGACGAATGGCCTGGCTGCGCCAGGTGAAATGACGGTTTCCGGGAACTGGTCTGCTGATGAAGAGGGGCAGAACACATTACGCACCGCTTACGACACTGATGCGTTGCACGCTTTTCAGGTGATCTTCCCATCCGGCAACGGTTATGCATTCCTGGCTGAAGTTCGTCAGAACAGCTGGAGCCTGGGCACTGCCGGGGTGGTGACCGCATCGTTTACGCTGCGCATCAAAGGTAAGCCCGTCCCGATCGTTCCGGCACCTTCTGCAGGCTAATAACAGCGGCGAAAGCCGCTATTCCTGATTACAAACTGAGAAAAAATGAAATGGGAAAACAGGTTTCACAGAGTTCACTTCGCTCGCTCGCGTTGGCACCTATGGCAGGCTTTCGCACAAAAACCGTCACCGTTCCGGAGTGGGAAAACGCCAGGGTAAAACTGCGTGAGCCATCAGCGCAGGCTTGGCTGGAATGGCAGCAGGTGCTTAACCCGAAGCAGGGAGAAGGCGAACCAGAAGAGCTGACGGCAGCAGAACGCGCATTGCGTAACAAGAGTGCTGATGTGGTGCTGTTTATCGATGTGCTCCTTGAAGAAGACGGTTCACAGGTCTTTACCGAAGAAGATAAAGCGCAGGTTGAACAGTTCTACGGCCCGGTGCATGCCCGTCTTCTTAAGCAGGCGCTCGATCTGACCACCTCGGCCTCCGAAGTGGAAAAGCCGTAAGCCAGCCCGGAACCTTCTTCCTGATGACGCTGGCGCTGCGTCTGGGCCGTACGCTTCACGAACTGAAGCAGACAATGACGGCGAGCGAGTTGCGTATGTGGATCGAATTTGACCGCCAGAACCCCATCAGCGATCGTCGAGGCGATATTCAGGCGGCGCAAATTTCCGCCGCGGTACTCAACTCGCAGGGCGCAAAGCTGAGTCTGGACGATCTGCTTCTTCAGTGGAGCGCGACGGAACCGAACGAAGAAAGCGCCGAGCTGGAAGGTTTCTTTGCCGCGCTGGCTGGTTAGCCCACTCAGGTGGGCTTTTTGTTTTTGAAAACGTCATGCTTGGCTTGGCTATGTAGGTTTTTAAGTGCTTGATACATCTGTGTATATGATGACATTTGTTCCATGAGATAAAATGTGACATTTGTCATTTCTTCCTCCCATTTAGAAAATTCTTCGGGAGTTTTAGGCCTGCGCTGGGAAAGGTCGCCATAGGTTCTCATTAGCTTTGAGTTATCAACGGCAGTTGGTATGGGAGACTTTAGTGCCTCATCAATCATGAAAATGATTTCAGTATTCATCGACCTGCCGTTTTCTTTGGCTCTAGCAGCTATTGCCTCCCTCATTCCTGCCGGAAGCCTAACGTTAAATCTGTCCATTTCTTGGCTTGGGAACTTACTCATAAATCCTCAAAATTGTAATTTTGACGATTAACAATAGCACCTACTTGACACCATGTTAAATGGTGCTAAATTGGTACTAGCACCAAGTTGGTGCCATCGTAAGGAGATAGGAAATGCAAGATGTGATTTATACCGGTCGTAAAAATGTGGTTTTCAATTTGAGACTTCCGGAGCGCATGGACGAGGAAATTCGCAAGCTGGCAGAAATGGACGGCATCTCTATTAACTCAGCGATTGTTCAGCGGCTGGCAAAGAGCCTGAGAGAGGAAAGGGCTAATGGTCAGTAAAAACAGCGAAGCCCCAACTGCGCTAACAGTCAGGGCCTCTAATTTGTCAGTTAACCTTTGCGAGAAAACCAACATGAACATTGTAGCCAAATCAGAACTTAACTTCCATGGTGTTAACCTGACTCCTGTTTCTGAAATGCAGGGAATTTGGCTTACCTCCGGGGATATTGCTAAGGCGCTCCACTACAGCAGCACAAAGTCAGTTACGAACCTTTTTAACCAGTATGCTGATGAGTTCTCACCGGCAATGACAATGGTCATTGAATCGATGACCAATGGTATTAACGGCTCATCTCGTCGCATGAAGACCCGCGTCTTCTCACTGCGTGGCGCTCATTTGTTAGCTATGTTCGCCCGCACTCCAGTAGCTAAAGAATTTCGCAAGTGGGTGTTGGATATTCTGGATCGCGAAGTGGAGCAATCTCCTATCGCCAAACATTTTACGGACGAAGAGTTATGCGAGCTGGCATGGATGTGGCATGTGGCCGAGCGTATGCGAGTTTTCGCCAGGGACATTCATCCGGCGCTGAGAGGCCTTAAATCTGAGTATGCGGGCAAGGCGTACGATTACGGCAATGAGTTCAACTATGTATTTGTAAGGGCGAGGGACATTCTACGAGAGCACACTGCCCACATTGATAAGAACGCTCATAATGGTGCCCGAGAAGAAAATTTGAAACTTCCACTAACGTGGCTGAGGGTGCCGGTGGACTTCCACTGATCACCAAAAAGAAAAACCGCCAGTGGCTGCTGGCGGTCTACTGATGTCTAACAACGTATAGGAACGTCTATGACTGCATTAAAGATAGCAGACCAAAGATCGCATGTCACTATGTCCAGCCGTGAGATTGCGAAGCTCACCGGGAAGGATCATAAGAATGTTATCCGCGATATCTGGGAAATGATTGATGACCTTTATGGGGTTGCAAAAGATGGCTCAGATCTGAGCCATAAGAAAAATCAAACGGTTACGTTGGCTGATGGTGTTGATGTAACGGTTGATTCTCGCGGCTATGTGTCACACTTCAGGCTGGATAAGCCACATGTGGAGTGCCTGCTTACTGGCTATAGTGCAGTTCTTCGTATGACGGTAATCAGACATATCTACCAGTTGGAGGCGCAGATAAACCGCCGCTCTTTACCTGGTAACTACAAAGAAGCATTACTCGCGCTGGTTCAAGCAGAAACAGAAAAGGAGCAGATTGCTTTAGAGCGCGATCAGGCTATTGAAACTAAAGCCTGGATCGGTGAAAAACGTGAAGCTACAGCAATGGCTACAGCATCAGCAGCCGTCCGCGCCAAGAACAAATTGGCTGAACGGATAGGGGAAGGAAAGAACTACGCCGCCATCATCCCGGTAGAGAAGAAACTCGGGCAGAAATTCAAATGGCAGCCGCTCCGCAAATGGTGCAGGGAGAATGACACTGATCCGCATGAAGTCGAAGATCCGCGATTTGGCACGGTGAAGTCGTGGCCCCGCGAGGCATGGCTTGCTGTATATGGCGTAGACCTACAGAAACTGTTCTGACTACCTACACAAGAAATGTAGGTGCTTATCTCAAACCCGCTTAATTGCGGGTTTTGTCGTCGCTTCGATCCCTGATACTCTTTCAGCATTTTAAACAAGGAGAAAGGGATATGAAAAAAATAGTCTTGATCACTGTTGCAACCTTATCTTTATTAGGATGCAAGCAACAGCGCACGTTACAGGATACGTTCGACCAGGAAAATGGTTGGGTTAAAATCTACAGCACAACTGACATAAATTTAGCTCAATCAAAAGCTGATGCTTATTGTGGTAACCATGCATTTTATTTAAAGCCAGAGCATGATTCTAATATTGGTATTGTTAACGAAAACCCAAATGACAATTTTCTCTTTAATTACATCCCTTACCAATGCAATGCGCACTATGCTGCAATAGCAGGGAATTCCGAAGCGAAAGCCATTGATGAAAAAGAGAAGTCTGATGCGTTAAAGTCTCTAGAAAAAGCAAAACGGCATCAATATGAAACACATAAATCTTTCGCCAAAAAACATGGGGGAGATTCATATAGCGTTGTTAATCCAGATGGAAGTATTGAAGCTTATAGCTTTGATGGTAATGGTAACGAATGTGTTGGATTCTCAAATCAAAATGGATCAGACGTGCACTGTAAATAAGGGTTCTGCTTACTTACTGAAAATACTGTTTATTCAAAAAGGCTACATTCGTAGCCTTTTTTGTTTGGAGGGCTAAATGGCAACTCTACGCGAATTAATAATCAAAATATCCGCTAACTCCCAATCCTTTCAGTCTGAAATTGCTCGTGCTTCGCGTATGGGCGCAGATTATTACAAAACAATGGAGCAGGGGGGGCGCCGTGCGGCTGCCGCTACGCGAGAAACGCAGCGTTCTTTGGGTGAGCTCAATGCTCAGCTTGCTTCGGTTCGCTCATCTGCTGCTGGTATGGCTGGCGCGTTTGCCGGGGCGTTTGCTACCGGACAGCTGATTCACTATGCCGATACCTGGAACCAGCTGAATGGCCGTCTGCGCCTCGCTTCCTCCTCGGCACAGGACTTTACCACGGCGCAACAGTCGCTGATGTCTATCAGTCAGCGGACCGGAACCTCATTTGAGGCAAACGCCAACCTCTACAGCAGAATCGCTCAGTCCCTGCGTGACGCTGGCTATGCATCTGCGGACGTGGCGAACGTCACCGAAACCGTGGCGACCTCCCTCAAGTTGTCCGGCGCCAGCACAGAAGAAGCAAGTTCGGTAATTACACAATTAAGCCAGGCGCTTGGCTCCGGTGTCCTGCGAGGTGAGGAATTTAACGCCATTATGGAAAGTGGCGGGCGCCTCGCAAAATTCCTTGCTGATGGGCTTAATACATCTGTCGGCGGCCTGCGTAATATGGCTAACAATGGCGAACTAACCACTGAAAAGATCGTCCCATTGCTAACCAATGTTTCTCAGCTTCGTAAAGAGTTCGAATCGCTTCCCGCCACAGTAAGTGGATCTGCTCAGAAAGTGCAGAATGCTTTTATGGCTTGGGTTGGCGGGGCCAGCGAAGCTACCGGTGCTTCCTCAGCTTTAGCTGGTGCTTTAGATGGCCTGGCTAACAATATTGATAATGTTGCCGCTGCCGGAGCGGTTTTGGCTGGAGTTGGCGTAGCGAAATACTTCGGTGGTATTGCTACTGGTGTTTCTGACTCGATTGGCAAGCTTGTATCTGCCAAAAAGGAAACAATCGCACTGGCTGATGCGCAGCTTTATTCCGCAACTCAATCTCAAAGAAAGGCGGTTGCGGCAGCGGAAGCTGCAAGGTCAGATTATGCATTGGCTGTGGCAGAAGCAAACGTAGCTAAAAATACCAACGCATCGGTAATTGCCTCACAAAATCTGATCAAAAAACGCAGTGAGATGATGGCGGCCAATGCCTCTCTTGTCCTGTCTAACAGGGCAGTAATAACCGCTCAGGAAAATCTCAACAAAGCCACATCGCTTACCAGTTTTGCTAAATCAGGCTTAAGCGGCGCGCTATCTGTTATAGGTGGTTGGCCTGGCGCATTGATGGCTGTCGGCGCAGCATGGCTGTATGTTTATGAGAAGAGCGAACAGGCCCGTAAAGCTGCCTTGGACTACGGCGAAGAAATTTCTAAAGCAAAACCAGTGAGTGGTGTCGCCATTCCGCAGGGTAACTTAACAAATGAAATCGATAAGTCATCGGTTTCTATGAGAGCCCAGGCCGAAGAATTATCACTTCTAAATAACCGAATCGCTGAATTAAACCAGCAACAATATAATGCTCGCCAGGCCATGAAGAATAGTGAGGAGGGTAGCTGGTCATATAATAACGCTCAGGAAGCATTGGTTAATGTTAACCAAGAATTAACTGATGCTGAGAGGCGAAGAAATGAAATATTAAGTCAACTTATCGCAACAACAGATCGACATAACATGCTGTTGCGTCAGAATGCCGCCGCGCAAACAGCTTATTATAATAATCTAATATTAATGAACGGGCAGGGTACATTATTTCGTCAAACGCTTGACGGTATTAATGAAGCACTTGCCCGCAACACGACTTTAACTGCGTCCCCGCTTCGACTACCGCAAGCGCCAGTATCGGATAAGGATCAGGAAACGTTACTGCGCAAACAGCAGCAGGCCGAACTGGAAGGCTTAACGGGCTTGGCCAGAGTGCGTCGGCAGGCAGAGATTGAGCTGCAAAATATGGGCCGCACAGGTCCTCAAAACGCAACTTACGCAGCAGATTATCTAAAGGCTGCTGAGCAGGGTTATGCAAATAGCCAGAAGGTTGCTGCCGCTCAAAAAGCACAGGCTGACGCAACACGTGATGCGGACAAGGCCGCTCGCGAGGCCGCTCAAACTACCGAACAATACAGCCGGAAAATGGCTGACCTCAGCATTGCCACTGAGGTGCAAAAGGTTCGGGCCAACCAGGGTGAAAAAGCTGCTGAGTTGTTTGCCGCCTCCCATGAAGCCGGAACTAAATGGAGCGAAGAGCAGCGCAAATCCATTGAGGCGGGTGCCGTGGCGCTGGCGCAGTGGACACAGAAAGCCGATGAGGCTGTCCGCAAGCAGCATGAAATGGCCGATGCGCTGAAAGATCTGAAGGATGCGGGGCGCCGTTATCAGGATGAAGCTGACTTAACTTCCGCCACGTCTGGGATGGGGAACCGTCAGCGTGAGCAGTACCGCGAGCGGCAGGAAGTTGAGCGCGTGTTTGATAAAACCGATAAGGGGGCTGAGGCTATTGCTGCGCGCCAGGCTGCACTGGATGCGCTTGATAAAAAATATAAGCAGGCGAAGGCAAGCGAACTGGACTGGCGCGCGGGCGTAAGCGCGGGACTGTCAGACTGGATGGATAACGTTAGCAACATTGCCGGCACGGTATCGCAGGGTATTACCTCCACGATGGACAGTGCGCTTGATAACGTCTCCGCAATGCTGGTGGGTAACAAGGCCAGCTGGAAGGACTGGGGGTTATCCGTTCTGCAGACTATCTCAAAGGTTGCGCTGCAGATGGCCGTGGTTAACGCGATGGGTGGCGGTTCGTCTGGCAGTGGACTTCTTGGCTCCCTCCTCGGTGGAATTGTGGGCGGTGTCGCCGGAAGCGCATCCGGCGGCGCGAATGCAGGCACCGCCATCCAGAACTACGGCGCGTCTTTCCAGTTTAACGCGAAGGGTGGGGTTTATTCGTCAGCCGATCTGAGCAGCTACAGCGGCAGTGTCGTTGATACTCCCACCTTTTTTGCGTTTGCGAAAGGGGCGGGCGTGATGGGCGAGGCCGGGCCGGAAGCCATTATGCCGCTTACCCGCGACGCTTCAGGCAGGCTTGGTGTTAAAGCGCTGGGCAGTGGCACGAAGGGCGGCGCGGGTGTCAGCGTCAGCATCGGAACCATTAATTTCACAGGCGGCACAGGTGGTGCGCAGGGCAACACTAACGCCGCCGGCGCGGTGGCTAACCAGATCACCGGCGCCATCATCGATACCATCAATACGCAGCTGCGCAAGCCCGGCACTCCGTTGTGGAACGCCACGCAGGGCAAGCGCTGATGCTCCTTACTTACCCGCTGCGGCGGGTTTTTTTATGGGTGAAACATGGCAACCGAAACCTTTACCTGGTGCCCGCGCATTAATGCCGGCGGCGAGGTCACTCACCGCGTCCGCCGCGCGCAGTTCGGCGACGGGTATGCCCAGGCGTCGGGCGACGGCATCAACGCCCGCGGTCAGAAATGGGATCTGGAATTTGTAGGTGATGAAAGCTACATCACCGCGATTATGGATTTCCTCGACAGGCATGGCGGCAGCCATTCATTCATCTGGCAGGCACCGCTGAAAGGCGCGGGGCTTTACCGCTGTGATGCCTACCGCCCGTCGGCGCTGGGCGCCGGTAAATATTCGCTTTCAGCGACCTTCACACAGGCATTCGCTCCGTAGGTACTTATGGCAATCAGTAATGACGTTCAGAAGCTCGAGCCCGGCGACAGTGTCCGCCTGGTGACCGTCGACGGCTCGGCGTTCGGCGCGGGCGTGCTGCGCTTTCACGCCTGCACCATTCCTCATACGCCGGAAGAAATCGCGGCGAGCGGCGGCGACTCCTCAAAGCTTGCCGCTAAATCCATCTGGTTTGATGGCGAGGAGTACGGTGCCTGGCCGTTTGAAATTACCGGGCTGGCGTCGTCGAGTGACGGCCAGAGCGCGGAGCCGGTGCTGCGCGTCGCTAACCTTGATGGCGTGGTGACCGCGCTCTGCCTGCGCTTTGATGACATGGTACAGGCGAAGGTTACTGTTCTGGATACGTTCGGCCAGTATCTCGATGCGCGCACCTTTCCCGACGGCAACCCGTCTGCCGATCCGGGGCAGTATTTCCGCCAGGTGTTTTACATCGACAGCAAGGCGGCTGAAGACAATGAAGTGGTGGAGTTCCACCTCTCCAGCCCGATGGACCTGCAGGGACTGCTGATCCCGACGCGGCAAATCACGGCGGTCTGCACCTGGGCCTGCCGCAACAAATACCGCAGCGGTGACGGCTGTACCTACAACGGCCCGCGCATGTTTGATCTGAAAGGTAACCCGGTGACCGACCCGGCACAGGATAAATGCTCGGGCCTGCTGACCGACTGTAAAAAACGCTTTGGTTCGGATGCCCGGCTCGATTTCGGCGGCTTTCCGGGTGCCAGCCTGATCCGGAGGTAACCATGCGCGATAAAACCATTGCCGGTATCCTGGCCCATGCTGAGGCAGAATACCCGCGCGAGTGCTGTGGCGTGGTGGCACAAAAAAGCCGCGTCGAGCGGTATTTCCCGTGCCGGAATATCACCGGCGCGCCGGAGGAGCAGTTTGAGCTGTCTCCGGAAGATTACGCGGCGGCGGAAGACTGGGGCACCATCACTGCCATTGTGCATTCCCACCCTGGCGACGGTGCCACCACCCAGCCGAGCGAGCTCGACCAGCTGCAGTGCGATGCTCACGGCATCCCCTGGGTAATCGTCTCGTGGCCGGAAGGCGACCTGCGCACCATTGCGCCCCGCGGCGAACGGCCGCTGGAAGGGCGCGCCTTTGAGCTGGGTTATGCCGACTGCTGGTCGCTGGTGATGGACTGGCACCGCCGGCAGGGTGTGACGCTTCGCAACTACAGCGTGGATTACCCGTGGTGGGAGCGGGGAGAAAATCTCTATATGGATAACTGGTATGCCGAGGGGTTTCGCGAGGTCACAGAGCCGCGCCCCGGCGACATGGTGCTGATGCAGGTGTCCGCCCCGGTGGTGAATCACGCCGGTATTCTGCTGGAAGGTAACCAGCTGCTGCATCATCTGTACGGCCAGCTCTCCTGCACTACGCCTTACGGCGGCTATCTGCGTGAGCGCACGATTAAAATAGTCAGACACAAGGATCTGCCATGAACGAACTGAAAACGGTGCGGCTGTACGGCGCGCTTGGCGCGCGGTTCGGTCGGGTGCACCGGCTGGTGATTGCCAGCCCTGCAGAAGCCTGTCGCGCGCTGTCGGTCATTCTTCCGGGTTTTGAGCAGTACATGCAGACGGCGCACCTGCGCGGCCTGCGCTTTGCCGTGTTCCGGGGGAAAAAGAACATCGGCCAGGACGAGCTGAAGCATAACAGCGGCGAAGAGGATATCCGCATCGCGCCGGTGATTGCCGGAAGCAAGCGTGGCGGTGTGCTGCAGACCATTCTTGGTGCCGTACTGGTGGTGGGAGCGCTTGCTCTTGGCCCCGTGGGTATCGGTGCCATCGCAGGCAGCACGGCGATGAGTATTGGCCTTATGGGCGGTTCGATGATGATTGGCGGCGTGGTGCAGATGCTGTCACCCCAGCCCGGCGGACTGGCATCGCGTCAGGACCCCGATAACGCGCCGAGCTATGCGTTCGGCGGGCCCGTGAATACCACGGCAATGGGTAACCCCGTCGGGCTCCTGTATGGCGAGCGCGAAATCGGCGGCGCGATTGTCTCCGCCGGTATCTACACCAATGACCAGTAATTAGCCGGGAGCATGATAGACAGGTTGTCGACCAAGCCTCTCGATAGACAAATTTTAAGCATGATAACAGCGCCCGAGGGCGCTTTTTTTATGGGCGCGGTATGGAAAAAATAACCGGTAAAAAGGGTGGCGGTGGTAATTCACGCACGCCGCGGGAGTCTCCTGATTCATTACAGTCGATCGCGACGGCCAAAATACTGCTGGCGCTGGGCGAGGGGGAGTTCGCCGGCGGCCTGACGGATAAAGATATTTTCCTCGACGGTACCCCGATCCGCAGCGCCGACGGCACGCTTAATTTTCCCGATGTGAAATGGGAATTTCGCCCTGGCACCCAGACGCAGGATTACATCCCCGGCATACCGTCGGTGGAAAATGAAATCACCGTTAACACTCAGCTTAAAGCCACACAGCCGTGGACGCGCGCCATCAGCAACACGCAGCTTTCTGCGGTCCGGGTACGTCTCGGTGTGCCTTCACTGCAGCGCATGAAGGACAACGGGGATGTGGTGGGCTACCGCGTCGAATACAAAATTGAGCTGTCCACAGACGGCGGCGGGTATGTCACAGTGCTGAACAGCGCGTTCGACGGTAAAACCACCTCCCTCTATGAGCGCAGCCATCGCATTGACCTTCCGCCCGCCCGGACCGGCTGGCAGCTTCGTGTGAGCCGGACGACGGCGGACAGCACCTCCAGCCGCATCGTGGATACGACGAACATCGAAGCGTATTCCGAAATCATCGATGCAAAACTGCGCTACCCGAACACCGCGCTGCTCTTTGTGTCGTTCAACGCGAAGCAGTTCAGCAATATTCCGCAAATCAGCGTACGCGCCCGCGGGCGGCAAATCCGCGTGCCCACGACATACGATCCGGTGGCGCGCACCTATTCCGGCACCTGGGACGGCTCGTTTAAATGGGCCTGGAGCAACAACCCCGCATGGGTGTTTTACGACCTGGTGCTGAGTGACCGTTTCGGGATCGGAGACCGGCTGGACGCGACGCAGGTGGACAAGTGGGAACTCTATCGTATCGCGCAGTACTGCGATCAGCCCGTGCCGGACGGTACCGGCGGCAGCGGTACCGAGCCCCGCTTTCTCTGCGACGTGTATATCCAGAGCCAGAACGAGGCGTTTACGGTGCTGCGCGACCTGGCGAGCATCTTCCGCGGCATGACCTACTGGGCCGGTAATCAGCTGGCCGCGCTGGCGGATATGCCGCGCGATATGACGTATGTCTACACCCGCGCCAACGTTATTGACGGCAAATTCTCCTACGCCAGCGCGGCCAGCTGAT